GACTTCTTCTGAAACTGAAGAATTAAACGCTACGATGACCGCTGTTTGGTCAGATATGTCCCCGGCTTCTGATGCGTCTGCATTGAATATAGACGCCGCCACCTGCATTTGGTCAGCCCCGATTACTGCTTCATCTGTGGAAACAGCAAAATCAACCAATAAAGAGGCAGTGTCAGCCACCGCCGCCGCATCGTTTAGATCGGAGTCAAATGTAGTACCACCCCCAAGAGTTGAGAATGGAGCCGTTGCAAATGGGACTATCCCAAACACAACAGCCTACCTTATGCGGCATTAAGGCTAAAGGTGTAAGTTACATTCAGCGTATCGCCAGAAACTACCACCCGATCACCGGGTGACTGGAAATCAGCCTCAGAGAACAACACACCAGAAGTGCCGCTTGACACGGTACAGACAAACGCCCCAGCTACCGTACCGCCAGCGCCTGAAATAGAAAACTGCGCGGGGGATGCAGATGTATCAATAACAGACGGGGTAGCCGTGGAAGCGGTTCCAAAAGTCATTGCCTTCCTTGCGCCAGAATAGTTGGTGAATTCAGTCCAACCGGCATGAGAAGCCAAAGTGTCTGCTGCGGCATAAGTGGTAGCCGAGCTTGGGCCGGTAACCAGACCAAGATAAAACACAGCGTTATATGAACTGCCTTTAAAGTAGTTGGTGTTCATGTCCTGCAAACCTTGGCTAACCACTAGGTTATGCATCTGCTCTTCCCACTTCAGGTTTCCGTCTTTATCAAAACACTGAACATGGAATACACCACCAGCTTTGGCACTTTCGGAAAACCCGGTCTTTGCTACCAGCCCTGCTGATACGCTGTCTACAGTTTCTGCTTTGCCACTAAACATGGTTGCTCCTTAAATAAGACGAATGAGTGCAGCGGTGCTAGTGTTTGCTGGCATCTGCACAGTAAAAGATGTGACTGAGGTTTTGTCTGAACCAAAGTCCAGAACGCATACGGCCCCGTTGTCTCCGGGCGTATAGATTAGCGCACCCCTAGCTGTAATAGCCCCCGTCCACGCGGGCGAGGAGAAATCCACATAGGTAACGCTTCCATTGGATGTTGTCTGACTGCTTACGGTAGCCGTTACCACTTGACCGCCAGCCACATAATTTCCCCCGGATGCTTCACCGGTAGCTGTATATGCGGTTGTTGTCTGGTCTAGGGTAGCCGTGTTGGTATACAGCGCCAGATAGAAAGTGTCAGTGGCAAAGTTTATCGTGCCGTCAGCAAGTCCCGACCGCAGTGTGTTGCAGGAGAAGTTTCCCGTAAACGCCATCACTGAACCCCATTATTTTGCGGTAGAGGCATAGCTCTAGCCTGCCCACTACGGTATGCGTCAGACCTTTCAAGCCCATCACCCAGACGTTTAGCCAGAGCTAGTGCTTCCATGTACTTGCCGTTGTACAACTGGAGCATGTCGGCCTCACCCTTCATGTAGGTGTATGCCTCTACAAGTGATCCGTAAAGAAGAACAGTATCAAAATTGTCACCAAGCCAAGTGCGACCATCTCCCGCCTCCGTAATAGATTCTGGGTAATAGTAGTAATGCAGTTCTACGTTGTAGTTTGCATCTGGCGTGGGGCCAAGAATGAATGTCAGTTCATCCGTGATAACGGGGCTTGGGTCGTTTGAAGTTGTCGGGCCAAACAAACCATAGTATTTGGGTATGGCTGTATCGTTTGGGTTTGGGTATGCCTGTCGAATGAAGTTAACATCTTTATTTAACAGGTACTCATAATTCCCGTCACCATCAATCACTGCCAGCGAATAGACAGACAGGAAGTCTCCGGGACAGGACAAGTACTTATTGCCTGTTGTTGTAACTCCGGTTACGTTCTTCCTGATTGATGGGAACTGTACAGAGTTGTAGATGCGTTGTTCTGCTTGTTTGATGAACGTGTTGATCTGCGTCGTGGGGGACACAGAACTTCCATCGGCAAGGTAAGTCGCCGGGAATTGGTTCTCAACATAGCTCTGAATTGCAGCTACAAGCTCTGCGTAGGTCATGCCATCGGCCCTCTAGCCATCACGCCTTTAGTGGCAGCGCCAGTACCACGGATTTTGATGCCGGAAGTTTTGACTTTTTCATCACCTGCGGACTTACTGACTGCGCCAACAGACATGTCGTATGTATCCAGCTTGCTACGGTTAGCGCCACTACCGGGGTTTTCTTGCACCCGGACAGTCTTGCCACTCATGGTGTGAGGCTTTGCATACGCAGATGCGGGTTTGTTATTTGCCATGATTAGCCTCGCTTTTGAGCAGCAATTTTTGCCAGATTGCGACCCATAGTCTTCATATCTTTGTTGGTCTTGCCCTTGCTGCTACCAGCAGGTTTGCCAGACATAATTCCAACGGTTGGGCCGTCATCGCCTAGATTTCTACCTTTGGTTTTGCCACGTTGAGCAACGCCATCAGCTGATCGTGTAAATGCCATTTCAAACTCCTTATGTGGTTTGTACCGATATTGTGCCTAAGTTTACTGTTAAAACCAAGTTATTGGGAGTTAAAACAGTATCGAAATATGATGCCCCGCCAACTGGATTCCAGCCCCATTGGAATATCCTGCTACCCCCTTCTGGAGTGCCTGTTTGTTCCGGGCTAATCTGTAATCCACTTGTGCCTGACAAAACATAACTGCGGTCGGGTCTTGGGTTTCTAACCCCCTGCGGGTCATCTACCGGAAACTCACCTAAATGTAATTGGGGATGATCTGGATCCCAGCATTCCGGGCAAACCAAAAGCTCATAGTTTTTGCCTTTGATAACTTCCCGGCGTAGCTTTGTTAGTTTGAACCGCTGATCGCACCTATCGCACTGGGCGATACTGTTTTTACCAGAGGCAAACCTATTGCCCATTAGTATGTACTCCCAATAAACTGCTGCCGGGGTACAAATCTAACTGCGGCTTTATCCCTATCCTCGTCGGAAGCCAACTGCCAAGCCTCATCGTACTGGGCTTTCAGCAACTGAACTCTGTCCAGCGCATTGGGTATTTTTAGGGCTAATTGATATGCCAATCCAGCAACCATAGGAGAAATAAACCGGAAAGGAATGTCCATTGTATTGGAGCCACTACCAGCATCCTGAATCCGGCGAAGTCTCCAGTACACAAATTGATAGGCTTGGGAGTTATCCGGTACAGGCCAAACAGTGATTTTTGGCTGCTCAAGTCTCTGAATCCATACCTGAATTGGTCTGGCTTGCTGTAGCTTATTGGGTAGTGTTGCGTAGGTGGGTTCGGCAATCCGGGTAATGGTCAAATCCGCCTGAGTAGCAATGTTCCCTGCGCCGGTACGGATAACATGGTCAAGGAGGTCTACCGTGTCTACCGGGAGGTCATATGTGGCGGTTCCGGGTACGAGGTTTATCGTCCCCTGCTCCATAGTCCACATGTTTATACCCCGGTTAGCCCAGTCAGAAAACATAATGTTTAAACTGCGTTTTGCCGTGCGGAGGTCATAGCCGGTACGCAACTCTGATCCGGCACGTTCAAATGCCTCCTCAACAAGTTCTACCAAGTCAAGGTTAAAAGTTGCTGTGCCGGAAGTAGCCATTATTTATTCAGACCTTTTAGGGTTTGTGCCAGACGAGCGCGTTGACCCATCTTGCCGGGAGCTTTGGCTGCTTTAGCCAGCTTTGCCGGTGGAATTGGCTTTCCGGGTTTTGCCCCAAGTGATTCACGCAATGCACCGGGTTTTTTGATTGCGCCTGCAATCCAATTCTTTGTAGCCATTATTTTTTCTTCCTTGCACGGGTTTTATTTATTGAACCACCCTTAACAAATCTTTTGGTATATGAAATACCGCCACCCGTAATCCGGCTTTGTAGCTTGTCATCATGTGGTTTATAGGCTCCCGCATCCAAATAAGCGGATATATCAGAATCTTTGGATAATTTTTTACTTACCGAAAACCTACCGCCTGCACCAATACCATATTTATCAGAGCCACCACCACCCATAACATTGAACTTTGGGGAGTCTTCTTCTTCCTTGGTAACACCACCTTCAGCATACTCCGTGAAATCGGTGTTATCCCGGCGGGGTTTTGTCTTACCCTTGGGCATCTTTGACGGTGCAATAGCACCCATTCCACGGCTTGCCATCATGGTTATTTCCTTTTTGCCATTCCACCGCCACACATGATCATAGTGCCACGAGTTTTACCTCGTTGAGCAATACCATCTGCACGCTTTGAAGCGGAGCTTACTGAGCCACCTTTCGCATACCCACGCTGCCCACGAATAGGCGCACGGACATCCTTTTCCTCTTCTGGGGCTGGTTCAGTCTTTATAGATTCTTCATAAGCTTTTGTGGCTTTAGCACGCCTTTTAGCTTCGATTACATCTTCAGGAGACACATCACTCATATCCTGACCGGGGGCGAATTGGGGTTTAGTAGCCATGATTAATAAATCTTTCCGCGTGTTTTACCTTTGGTTGCAATGCCATCTGCCCGTTTTGATGCAGATGAACGAGCCATACCACCAGACGCCATTTTCTTGACGGGTTTAGCTTTGACTTTACCGCCTCGCTTCATACCGCCAGCAGCGGCGGCTTCATCCATTAAGTTTCTACGCGCAATAGCTTCTGCGGGGCTGAATCCTTCAGCTTCTCTTCGGGCTGCGGCTGCTCTGTTATAGGCATCTTGCACCCGTTTGGCGGTAGCCATTTCGGTGGCAATATTTCCAACACCTGCTAGTCTACCGGGGCCAGCCGCCATTAACGTGTTTTTAAAATTTCTGCCTAACTCTGAGCCAGAAACTCGCTCTCCACCAACTGGGGCTTTAACATTCTGTCCCGGAATTAAGTCAGCGGAAGACCGTGGTGGGTATCGTTTTGCAAGTCGTGCCGTCTCATCTCCAGTATCTCTGATCGGTGTTGGCGGTGCAGGGTAACGCTTCAAAAACCTTTGGGTCTCATCTCCAGTATCCCTAACTGATGCTGGTGTCGGAGCAGGATAACGCTTCGCAAGCCGTGCCGTTTCATCCCCAGTGTCCCTAACCGATGACGGTGCAGGGTAACGCCTTGCAAGCCTTTCAGTTTCATCGCCAGTATCCCTAATGGGTGCTGGTGTTGCTCTAGGCGCAACAGACCGTGTTGCTGTAGATGGCGTTCTTGCCGGTGCGGTTTTGGATTCCCATCCCGGCTCTTGTAAGTCCATTACGCTACCGTAACGAACATTGGGATCATAAGTATCGTCTA